CTAGTTGTTCTTCTGATCTAACCGCATATGACCCCAGCCTGTACGCCACCTTGACTGGATCCTTTGCCAGACAGTAGGTACCTGTAATTTGGTCCTGCACAATGAACCCTCCACAAAAGTATGCTGACACATTCGTCACTTTCTTTGCTTCTAAATTTCCCATGTCGGCAAATGTTGCTTCTATGACTTCTTGTGGTATTTCTGAATTGTTGTGAAATATTGAATCATCTCCGACTAGGGCCAGCATCTTGGGCACTGAGCGGTAGGCAACGGCATGCACTGCTCCATTGTAGAGTGTGTTGCCCAACAGAGTGTCAAACCCTCCTGATTTATGCTGGTACAGAAATTTGAACTCAGTCCCTGTGTTGAAATGCTTATTGGATGTCAGTATGTGGTTTTTATCCCACATCTGCAACAGTTGTTTTTCCATTCCAAAATCTTCATACATGTTCATTTTGAACCTGTGTGCTGCTTCTAGCTGACTTTTATCAAATGCTGATAAGTCTATCTCCACCAAGTTGAGTTCTCCTGAAGGTATGGTATGCAGATGGTAGTTCAGAGCTGCGTCTAGGTTGGTTGAATTCCTGCTCCACGGCACTATGACTTGTGGTAGGAGCAACGATTCAATCCTCTTCTGTATTGCTTGTCCTATGTGTGACATTATGGCTGTTATCATTGGTGGCGATGCCACAACCACTTGAGGCTTTTGTATTTGGGTTTGATGCGCCGTTGTCACAGTGGTCTTTGGGTTTGTTTTGAGAGTTAGTTCGTACAAATTTCCAGGTTGGTCTTCCATGGCTACACTGAAGACAGTTTGGCCTTCATCTATGAGTTTGATAAGCTTGTTGACTTTGACGTCCCCGTCGAGTTTGTGCAACCATTTCATGAGACCATCTTTGTTTACTCCAACTGGATTCTTCTTGTAGTAATCCATCTTTTCTTTGGCTCCGGGAACGCACAAATACTTAAGGAAAGCTTCTTGGAGTATAATTGCTTTGTCTTCTGGATCTATGCCGTTGGTCAACACAGGCGGGTCCGCATTCCTCTTGTTGACCCCGCACATCATGGACTTGAATGTGTTGGTAAATGGCGCTTGAACTCCTGTCTTGATAAGGGGTTCTGCCCTGGGGTTGTTTTTGGCGGGATTGTTAACTTTGTCCCTCTTAAATTTGACAGTGTGCGCTCTTATTTCGACGTCACCCATCTCCAGTTGGAAGTTGTCATACTTGTTGTCTATGCAGTTATTCCCAGGGGTCATCACTCCTACATAGTGGTTGATGATTGCCGGGGCGTTTTCTGCATTGATGGTGCGTAAATCGTCTTTGGCTGACAGTGGTTGTTCTGAGTAACAGTAATATGGTGAGCTGTTATCTCCAATGCCGCCATGATGTTGGTTATCATTGATTATCTTTTCACACACTCTCTGTTTTGGTTCAGACAATTTGATGTCCACTTTGTCATAAACATTCTTGACCATTATTCCCTCGAACTGGCTTTTTGACGAGGCATGTACTGATGGTTTGTAGAGGTCAGCCAGTCTTCCCCCTTCCTTCTTTATTTTTAATCCACATTTCTTCATCCACCAGTGAGATGTTTCAACATGTGCACAGCACACAGTCGTTGGTTTGCTGAATATTTTCTCCCTTTTCCAATTTGGTCTGTCAAAAAATTTTTGTGTGTCTGCAACTTCTGCCACACACAAGCCTGTGCACACGTGCCCTGATATATTCACTTCTTTCTTGCACGAGTTGGCTTTTTCGACTGCTGCTATGAAGTCGTCCACTTTAGACTGCCCGAATCTGGTGGAGATATACGATATGAAATGAGCCATAAAGCTCTTTTCATACTTGTACACTGTGGCCATCAAGTCTCCTGCCGGTATGCCCCACTGGTCACATACTGTCATGCATTTTCCAAGCAGTTTGACTGAGTACTGTTTGTTCACTTCTGCTGAAATGTTCAGTTTGAACCCCCTACCTTTGTTGTTCAGGACCGCCACTTTCGGGCTGATTTGTGGTCCTGGTCTCAGAATAGGCTGTTCTGCTATACCAGTGATGGGTTTTTCTGCTCCTTGTTCTTCTGTGTTCATATTTTGTTCTGGTGGCACATGAACTCTAGGTTGTAAGACAGCTGAGTAGATCCCGGGCGGAACTGCAGGCAACACCCCTCCTTTGTCTCCTAACAGTCCCGGGGTTTTTATTTCCAGCTGTTTCACTGCTTTTTGTAGGTAGTCTATGTCAACTGGTTTTTCGCCAGGTGATAGATACTCCATGGGTTTTGTCATGAACGGCATTTTCATGAAACAGTGAAATGGCATGCCTCTGGTAGCGAACACTACCGCATGTTGCCAATACATCTCCAGTGTTGCATACACACGATCAGCCACGGTGATCGGTCCTAGGTACTGTGGCATGTGTTGAGGTTTCAGTTCTCCATTTATCTGTGGCGCTATGGTTTCTGGCTTGGTCTTTTTCAACTTGTTTTTGTCTAAACACGTGGTTATCGCTTGTGAGATAACTTGATTGACCGATGTAGACCCAAGGGAGTTCTTTCCCACAACTAAAAACACTTCTGTACCATACTCACTTGATGCTTTCAGCCTTAGAACACATGAAGGCCTTGCCAAACTTAGTTGCAACCATACCAGTTTTTCTGAGGCGAACGTCTTCACTGCGTAGACTGCTTTGGTCTTGTCCATCCTTCTGACCAACTTTTCAAACATTACTTCATTGTGTTCGTACTGGTCTTCTGCTTCCGTGGTCCCGCTTCCTGCTATATCCACTAATACCACTTTGTTAGGTTGACCGTGGTCCTCAATGCATGTGCAGGACTCTAGTGGATTATTGCAGGTTTTTGTAGGTTTGACATCGGATCTCATCTGTAGAGACCCTGGGAAGTCGTGGTACACTGTAGTCAACTTTATACCTCTGGTTTGTAACTCCTTGGGCCCGTGCCCTTTTGCTGGACATAGGTCCACTAGTTCACTTTCTTCTGTATTCAGGATTGACACCAGCTGGTTGTATTTCTCTGGTAATCTTCCTTTGACTTTTTCAAATGTGTTCCAGTAATTTTTCCTTAGTACATTGTGAGTGGACCTCAATTCAGTTGTGGTTTTTGAGTCATAAGTCATGACGACCTTAGAGTCGCCCGGTATCCCTGTACCCCAATGCTTAATTTTACCGTCCCAAACCATTGCTTTGGGGTGGGTGCTTGGTGTGGATGTTATCATCGCTGCGTCCAATGTCATTGCCTTGGATAGTATGGTTTGCACATACTCCGTGGCGTCGGCCACTGTACCTGGTTCACACCTGTCCGAAAAGCAACTTTGTAAAAACGGTTGTGTAAGTTTCAAGTTTTTGTGGAAGTTGCTGATGTACTTGATGGCCGTCACCAGCCAGCAATGGTTGTTAAATGTTCTGGCCCATGTCAGCAATTGTTCATACTCTTCATAACCGGTATCATCTTCGGGTGGTACAACCACTTCTGGTTCCTCAGGGATTGAAATCATTGCCATTCTGTTACTTGGCACATTGAGTGCTGCCGCTTGTTCGGTGGTCATCCCTGGTTCTACTGGTTCAGGCTCAACAGCAAACACTCCTGTTTTGTCAAGCTCATGGACCTGGGCAGCTGTCGGTGTCATGTATTTGGCCAATTCCAATTTAGCAGCATGTAGTGCTACTCTATCTGTGATGCACAAATCTACCGTGACTCCTTCTGATGGTTCAACGAGGATGGTCCTCACTGCTTCCATACCTCCTTTATCTTTTGGGTAATTGTACACACCAATGCCCATGACTGGCACTGCAACTCTGTACTCCATTATAGCTACTGCCTCTTGTATTATGGCTTTGTATGATTGACGAAGCCTTACTGTGTCAAGCTCGGTTGCGGCTCCGGTGACATATGGTGCCACGGCATGGATGACATACTTGAACTGCTGAGACTTGCCTGCCGTCCCTGTGACTGCTTCTCCGGCTTTGATTGGTGCTTTTGGGGCCACGGCATCGAATGCTTCTTGACCACATTCTTGGAAGATGTAAGCACACACACCTGTCCCCACCTGGAGTTGTGCATTGGCCGCATTGACCACTGTAGTTGCTGTGGACCTGCTCAATGGCCCTTCTATGATATTGAGCGCATCCCTCCACACTGTTATCATTTTTGGGCCTGGAGTGACTGTTGACCTTTTGTAGTCTTCTAAGTTCAATACTGTTTCATTGTCTACATGTGTCACCAAGTCCCCTGGTCTAAATTCTCCGTGGTGAGATGTGATGGTTATACCTCTTTCGGTCATAGCTGCCTTGAGTCCTGGTTGCCTGTCGTGCACGAACGTCCAAATCCATCCATTCAATTTAAGCCTGTCATCTTGGATGGTTACTCTTTTCCTTTCCACTGGCGTCGTCTCTTCTCTAGCCGGTTGTATTGTTGCTTCGACTAGCACTGTTTCCTCAGCCGCTGCTGCCGGTGGTTGTTCTTCCTGATCTAGTTCAAATTGTATTTCTTGCCATGGTTGTAAAAGTTCCCTGACGTCTTTGATTGTGTTACGTGTTGTGGCTGCGTTGTAAGCCATTTCTCTGTCATATGGTTGGTTGGCCGCTTCTTCCGGGTTCAACTTGTTGTTTCTGACGTGAATGCCAAAACATACTCCGAATGCTCTGTCTTCCCTGGATAGTGAGTTTGTCATCTCCACAAACTTGGACTGCTCCATGGCGTCAACCAGGTAGTCTATTGCCAGTGGATACTTTGTGAGAACCTGGCATGTTATGGTCCTAGCTTCATAGTCAACCATGTGACCGGCATTCACCCATTTTCCTGGAGGGTAACTCGCTGTGACTTGTGTGTAACCTGTTGTGTTGTCTGTTCTCCATCTTATTGTACCTTTTGGTCCCCTCCTGACCAGTTGTCCCCACTGCTTTTGGCAAGTTGGACACCTACTGACTTTGTTGGCGCACGTAACACAAAGGTGATGACGGGCATCACAAGGCACAGCTGCCATGACTCCTGGTTCCATACACACGGAACATTCTCCTTCTATGGTTCCTATCTGTATGACCTCTGGTGGTGTTTCTGACATCGCTGTGGACTGCCCTTGCTGAGCTCTTCTCATAGTCAGCACCACTCCAGATGCCACACAATCTTCCACAAGTTGTTTGGCGTATGCAGCATCTGAAATTCTAATGGTGTTAGGTGCGCACGTGTCCGTTTCACCTGCATATGTGTACTCCATCGTGTCTCCGATCACCCATGCGCTGGTCTCTTCCAGTGCTGCATCTGCTCTTCGGAGCACCTCGTCATTCAAGTCGTACAACTCTTGAAGTTCTTTGGCATGGTCTTCCCATATAGGGGCTGGAATTTCAAAATCATAGGGCTCGTCGAAGGGAGTTGTCTCCAGGAGATGAGATGACTGGTTCGGTTCCTTGAAGGAAGCTAGCAAAGATTCCACGGCTGCAATGATAACTTTGTCTGTGTAGTCTTGTTCTGTCTGCGTAGCCACCTCATTTGTCTCTCGAATTGTTTGAGTGGCAGCCGTTCCTGTCTTTGTATCTGTTTGGGTGGTGTTGTTCCATACATCTATGAGGTCAGTCTGTGTGTCCACTCCCACTTTTGGCATTGGAACCGCTTCCCCAGCTCCTCCTTCGTTGACTGTGCCGACTTCTTTCTTAATGTACTCTACCACTTTGTTCCTCTCTGACAGTGCTTCCTGGAGTGGAACTGGTTTCTGCATATCTTTAGTGTTACTTAGTACCTTCCATAGGTCATCTTCCACCACTGACATGTATATGAGTGTTTTGGTGTTTCTAGAAACACCGACCAACATGTGTGCATTGGTCTTGTACTGGTTTGGCTTGCTGTAAAGCTGGTTGACATATTCTCTAGCTCTAACAATGATCACATTTTCATATGTTTCGCCTTGAGCTTCGTGTATTGTTTTGATTGTCACTCCCCCTGCTCTGGGTTTGGTGAGGAGTGCTGCTTTTGTTGCTTGGTCAAATGTCAGAACTGCCGTCTTTTTGTTGAGAGATTTTAGATCCATCTGATCTATTGATTGAATCTTTGTACACACAGCTTTCTTCCCTGATCCATTCGTTGTCTTGATTGATTCATAGTGATCCGCGATCACCGCTGACGTGTGAGTAGTAATCCTAAAACTCACATTCATCTCTACTTCATCCAATACCTTTGGTGGCAAGTGGTGGGTTGGCCTAAGATCACAGCGACATATGTAAGGGATCTGTTGTCTATCACCAAACATAATAGCTTTTCCTATCTTATGATGTACACTAGCCACCAACGATTGTCCATAGTGAACCATGAAGACTTCATCCATAAGTGCAAAAGGTTTAGGTTCCTGGGGGATCAGTGCTGCTCCTACAAATGTCCTAGCTACAGTTTTGGTCAGTGCTTCATTGACTTGCTCCTTTGTGGCAACAGTTGCTGTAAACACAGCACAGTCTCCATTCCATGCTTCTATGAGTGTACTGGTCTTGGTGCATCCGGGTACGCCCGAGACCACCACAATTTTTGGTGCTTTGGCATCCAACAAATTTACATTGATGATGCTCTTAAGGGTAAACAAAGCCTGAAATGGGGCAAATTCTGCTAGAACATATGCTTTCTCTCTGGTCATCTCTTGTTTACTGATGATCTTTCCATCTTCGACGACATACTCAATGTCATTGTCAGCCAATATGACTTCTTTGGGCTTCAATTGACCTTCTGGTGCTCTCTGTTTCTTTTCTTCTCTAGAAGCCATTTCTGTGTCTCTGCTGAGTGTTATGGCTTTTCTGACAACGTCATTGTATTCTGAAATAGCTATTGTTGCATATTCTTCCACAGCTCTAACTTCTGATGGTGTAAGTTTGTTCTGTACAACTAGCTGGGCATATGGGGAGTCCAAATGTTTCACTTTGTTTCTGCCGGAGTGATTTTTGTTTATGAGTGATGTTCTAAACTCACCGACAGGAGCTTTTTCCGGTGGCACTGTGACAAAACTGCCCAACTTCATTCCTGTGACTACTTGTTCTCCTATCTTAAATTCTTTGTTGGCTTGTGGTATCTGTGTCTGCCCTCCTGCTTGAGGTTCTGGGTTTTCTGGTTCTGGTGTGTTCTCTTCTAGGGTTAGTTTGTATTCTTTGAGTTGTTCCTCAGTGTGTATTATCCATGAACCCGCGGGGGTGTTGTTAGATTGGATGGCCACTCCGTCCAATGACCCAAGAATGGCCATGACCATGTCTGACTTTAGTTTTGCTTCCCCGTTGGAATCTAATGCTATGTACACCTTGCCTCTGTGCAGGAACGGTACTTTTTCAGTTGGAGTGAAGAACGATGCCGCCGCCTTGGCTTCTGGTTTGACTTCCGTTTCAGGCCAAGAAGGCAAAACCGCCTCAGTGCCAAACAATTCTTTGAAATCTCTTGGCACCACTTTTGAGAGAGCCCATGGTGTGTGAGCTGGGCATACTATGTACTCCAAAACCTGTTTTGGTGGACTTGTAAGGAAGGAACTGTTTAATGTCCTAGAGTTTATGAGGTTTTTAGGCAACTCTGTCCCCACCACCGCTCTAAGGAATGATTTAATCTTGCCTTCTTTATGGTATTTTATGTTTCCTGTGAGCACTTTCATACTTCTTTCTTTTTGGTCCAATGCAAACATGAGAGCCACTGTAGCCACCATGAATATTTGTTCAGACGGTGATCTGGCTTTCTGGGTTATTTGTGTGCCCATGACCACTATCCTACTTTGCATGGCTGTATGGAGTGTCACCATGTCTTTGATGGTGTTTGATAAGAACTCTGAGTTTTTCCTGTTGCAATCAGGTTTGTTGGTCATACCTGTTGCTGTAGAGACCAGTGCACTCCAAGTTTCTGGTGGGACAATTATCATCATTGGGTGCATGCACCAGTATCCACCGGTCTTACTTGGCCAATTGACAACCAGCCTTACATTAGGGCTGGCTGGAATGTTGGGTGCTATGAATGCTGGTATAGGCAAATCTGCTGGGGTTATAGTCCATTCCCTTATTGTGTATCCTCTTCTGACGCCCATGAGTGAATTGTGCAAGGCAATCCTACCTAACTTGGTCTGTATGGTAAAATCTGGTGGGACTATGGAATAGTAAAGTAGTGATCCTGGGTGTGCATAGGAACTGCCGTCATTGAACGTGAACTTTATGTTCAGTTCTGCTAGTGATGATCTGCAAAATATTTCATCTTGTACTGTTAAGTCAAATTTTTCTTTTGTCTTCTTCTCGTACCATCTGGCCAACCTAGCACCTAGCCATTTCTTCTTAGCATCTTTTTCTGATGACTCTTTTGTGCCTCTTACGTATCCCACATCTGACACATCCTGGTCCACAAATGCATAGTGGACTCCCAATTCAGGTATGGTACCTTCTGCCAGACCCAACAGCAGCGCGACTGGTTCTATGAATGCTATCAATATCCTCTTGCAGTTGTGTCTTAGAGCTGCTTCGACAATCTCTGATGGTTTGATGTCGTAACATGAGTCCACTGCAATAAGTGTTTTTCCTGCAACTTGGCAGTCCTGCCCCTTTCTGTTGCATATGAAGCCTGTCATGCATTCTTCCTTCTCTTCTGTGGCTGCGTGGACGGCCATGACATCTTCACATCTTCTGATGCATTGTTTAGTCACCACTTCCCCTGTATTTGTTTTTTCTATTATTTTTCTAGCTGTTTCTGATCTGCTGACTGATCTTTGGTGGTCATAAGTGGACAACACCGGGCAACAGCAGTGGACATCTACATCTTTCTTTAGGTAGAATGTTGGATTGCCCCCCATGTCTATTATCTGTGTGCCTGCCATTTCCACTAGGCACGCATTCACACATTTTCTTGCTATTGCTGCATCTCCATGTGTATTTCTGGAGGAATCTTTGAAGTTAAAGACCAGTTCGGGGAATTCTTCTACCCATTTGGTCTTTTCTTCGTCTGAACCCATTTGTTGGGTTACAGTGACAAATTTTGAGGAGATGTTCTTTTGGTTCTTGGACATTGATATCCAATTTTTAACACTCGTCAACTGATTTTCAGTTGATGCAGCTAGTGTTTCTCTAGCTCTAACGTTGTCCATGTTAACGTGAGCTTTTAACTATTTCTATCTCTACTCTTAAGGCCGCCAGTCTTCAG